TATCTGAAGAAATTACTCATGAAACTTTGTCGATGTTTATTTCAAAGTATTATGAGATAGACCATTGGTGTTTTAAGAAAAAGAAATATGATAAAAAAATCCCCTTATTTCTAAATTCTGAAGGTGGGTGTTTAGATTCCGCACTTTCAATTTACCACATCATCCAAAACGGATTACCACAAACCAAATGTAAATCCCCCTTACAATTCCATATTCAAGCAACATCATGTGTTTATAGTGCCACAATATGTATATTTTTAGCTTCTAAAAATCGTTCTTGTTTTCCAACAACTTCGTTTATGGTTCATGATATCAATCTTGAAACCCAAACTTTAGATTTGAAATCTTTCAAATCATTATTTGATGTCGTAAAAAACCAAAGAGAAGTCTATAAAGACATTTTAGAAACGAACACAAAAATGAGTGGTGATATGTTTGAAGGGTTATTAAAACAGTACAATGAGTATTATTTTGGATATAAAGATGCTATCAACTTAAATTTTGTAACAGGAAAGTAAATTTATGAATAAACTTCAGATAAACATTCTCAACAAGTCTAAATTTCCATTACCAAAAAGAGAAACAATTGGAAGTAGTGGGTTTGATTTACGAGCAAACTTAAGATCAGATGCGTCTGGTTTACACGATGTTTTGGTATTAAATCCTTTTGAAACAAAATTAATTCCGACTGGATTGTATTTAGAAATTCCATTAGGGTATGAGGCACAAATTAGAAGTAGGTCTGGTTTGTCTTTAAAGGAAAATCTTTTTGTCGCAAATTCGCCTGGTACAATTGATTCTGATTATCGTGGTGAGATAGGTGTGTTGTTATACAATGGATCAATGTCTGTTCGTAGAGTAGAACATGGGAAAAGAATCGCCCAAATGGTATTTGTCAGTCTCCCATCTGTTGATTTGAATAGTGTTGAAGAATTAGGTGAGACAGTTCGTGGTTCGGGTGGTTTTGGATCAACTGGAACAACATAAAAATAAGCAAAAATCTCAAATAATAGTTGACATATTGTGAAAAACACATATATTATAGTATAATTCGTTAGAAAAGTTTACATTATTTTCAGGAGAGTTTCAATGGCTATTGACATTGAGAGAATTAAGGCAAATCTGAATCGTCTTGACCCAACACAAAAAACTGGTGGTGGTAATTCCAATAATAATATTTGGAAACCAGATGCTGGTGAAGGTAGTAACACATATAATGTGCGGTTTGTTCCGTATAAGTTTGATGAAGGTAATCCGTTTCGTGAATTTTATTGGCATTACAATATTGCTGGAAAGAATTTTTTGTGTCCAAAATATCACGGCGAAGGAAGTTGTCCAGTGTGTGATTTTGCATCGACTGTTTGGAAAGAATTTACTGAAACAGGGAATGAATCGTACAAGGAAATGTTTAAAAAGTTGATGCCGAAGTTACGTGCTTATGCACCTGTTATTGTTCGTGGTGAAGAAAATAAAGGGGTAAGAGTTTGGGCTATTTCAGAGGGTGCCTATAAACAAGTAATGAAAACCGTTGTGTCTTGTGATGAAGAAGGCATTGATATAATTGATCCAAAAGATGGATTAGATTTTAAAGTCACAGCGATCTCTAAAAAGGTCAAAAAACCCTATGGAGCTATAGAAGTAGAAGCTATGAGAAAGACTTCTCCTATGTTGGAAGATATGTCAAGTTTAAGTTCTGTTTTGGAGAATTGTCCAAATATTGATGATGAATTTTCTCCATTACCGATTGAAGACGTAAAGAAGGCTTTGGACGAATACGCAAATCGTTTTGAAAATGAACCTTCAAGTGATGTTGGTACGACTCGTAATGTTTCCGATGAAAAATCACCCTCTACACCAAAAACTGAAACATCATCAAATGATTTGCAAAAAGAATTAGATGATATTTTTTCTGGTGCTGGTGATTTACCTTTTGAATAGGAGTTTTTACGTTGGCTAAAAAAAACACAGCTAAACAAACAAACCCAACCACAAAAAAGAAAAAAGACGGAGATATTTTTGTTGATGATGATTTAGCAAACGAAATTGTTTCATCATTGAATCAAGAATATGGGTCTATTACAAATAATGTGGATGATCGGTTGTCTAACATTAAAGGGTGGATATCTTCGGGGTGTTCCGTCTTAGACTCTATTATTACTAATAATCCAGACTTAGATGGTTCAATCCCTGTTGGTAGATTAACTTCAATTGTTGGTGATCATTCAACTGGAAAAAGTCTGTTGGGATATATGATACTTGCAGATTGCCAAAAAAAAGGTGGTGTTCCAATTTTGATTGACACAGAAAATTCTGCACCAGATTGGGAAAGGATGAAGTCTATTGGTATTAATCCGCCTCCCCCCTATGGTACAGGTACATTTCTTACTCCAGTAGCATTAACAGTCGAAGGTGTGTTTTCTCATATTGAACATATCATTAAAAAAGTTAGAGAGGTTCAACCAGATCGTTTGATTACCATTGTATGGGATTCGGTTGCGGCAACTCCAACAAATTTTGAAACTGATAGACAGTATGAAGAAGTTGAAAAGCCAGGCGTTCAAGCAGCTGCAATATCACGATGTTTGAAAAAAATAATTTCACCAATAGCAAATTACAAAGTCGCCTTAGTGTTTTTAAATCAAACTCGTGTTGACTTAAAAGCAAATCCAATGTTTGGTCAAAACGAATCATACCCAGGCGGAAAAGCAATTCCATTTTATTCGTCTTTGATTTTGCGTTTATCCAATGGTGGTCAAATAAAAGCTGGTATGGATATCATTGGAAACAAAATCAAAGTAACAGTTAAAAAGAATCGTTTAGCACCACCAAAACGAGATTGTTTTTTCAACGTCTATTATACAAGGGGTGTTATAGATGAGGAAAACTGGCCAGAGTATCTTGTCCAAAAAGACATTGTGAAAAAAGATGGAAGGAGTTGTCTCTATACCTTTGAAGGAAAGGAATATAAATTCCCACAAAAGGGGATAGATTTTGTTGATTGGATTAGAAAGGATGAAGAAGATATCAAAAAACTCAGAGTACATTTTCAAAAAGAACTTAAAAGAGCGTTTTACTTAGAACCAGACCCATTCAAACGTGATGAAGAATTTAGTTTGGATTCGAATGATACCTCAGAGTGGTAAGGAGAAAAAAAATGGCAAAATTTAATTACACTGTTCTCGCTACAGATTCCGTTTGGTCGAAAAACTTTTCAGAGGTTGCGAAAGTAAAAGACTATGATGGGGCGAAAGCAATCGCGGGTTTTTATTATATGTATGGTCACAATGTACAAGTAAAAGACCCATCTGGCAAAAATGTTTTTGATGGTTAAATAATTCTAATAGCAATATTTATTTAAGAAATACAACATGGTCGCAAAACAATATATTTTTTATTGACACGACCATGTTTTTTCTTTATATTACATATATACTGTTATTATAGTCCTATTTTTAAAGGAAGGTTTTTATGATTGAAGTTGAAACAGAAAAGGACAAGGTTTTGTTCGTTGACCTAATGAACTTATTTGTGCGTAACTTTTCTGCTTTGCCGATGATGAATAGTGATGGTGATCATGTTGGTGGTTCATACGGAACAATAAATAGTTTGAGAAAGTATATAAACATGTTTCAACCAGAACGTATTGTCATCGTGTGGGAGGGTAAAAACAGTTCTCGCAGGCGAAGAGGTATTAAGTCAGACTATAAAGAGGGTAGAAAATTTACGGGCTTAAATCGTGCATTTGACGGTAACAAAGACCATGAGAAAAAATCATTTTCAGATCAACTCTTAAAGTTATCAAAGTATTTTTCAATATTACCTGTACATCAATTAATGGTGGATTATTTAGAAGCTGATGATGTAATAGGTTGGTTGTCTCGTTCACATTTCTTTCAAAACAAACAAAAAATCATTATTTCCACAGATCGTGATTTTTTACAACTTGTTGATAAAAACACTTCTGTTTATCGTCCTATTAAAACCAAAAAAAATCGCGATGGCGAAATCATAGATGTAGAATACATGCAAGAAAATTATAATTGTTGGCCTGAAAACTTTACGATTATAAAGTCTATTGCTGGTGATACATCAGATAAAATAGAAGGAGTACCAAGAGTAGGACAAAAAACTGTATCAAAAGATTTTCCGTTTTTATCCAAAGAAAAGAAACATTCCATTCAAGATGTTATCGAATATTCCAAACAACAAAAGTCAAAAAAGTATCAAAAATATCTATTAGAAGAAAATATAGAAATCATGAATAGAAATTTAAAACTCGTTCAGTTAATGAATCCCAAAATTTCTTTACAATCCATAGAAAAAATTGAGAATAAGTTGAAACAAAGACCGTCTTTCAATACATTTGAATTTAGAAAGATGTGTATGAAAGATGATATTAATTCAAACATGGTTGATCGTTGGTCACAAGAGTTTTCACAGTTAAGAGCTTAGGGGAAACAATATGAATAATATCCAATCATTTGATGTTTGGGGTAAGGATTTTCAAAATCGGGTTTTCAAATCTGTTTTGACAGACGGTGATTTTTTTGATAATGTTTTCGAGAGCATTCAGACAGATTATTTTGGGAAAGAATCACACAAATTGTTGTGGGAACAAATAAGAAAACATTTCAACAAATACAAAAATATTCCAACATTGGAAAACCTCTCTGTGGAATTTGCACATCTTGCAGACAAAGATTTAAAGAATGAAATCCTCACCACACTTCAAGAAATCAAAAAAGTACAGGAAAACGTAACACTTCAACAAACAAAAGAAAAAACTATCCAGTTTTGTAAGTTTAAGTCTTTAGAAAATGCAATGTTGAAGTCAGTTGATAAAATGTTAGATGGTGAGTTCGATGAAATCCAAGTTTTGATTGAAAATGCTTTAAATGTTGGTACAAATACAGATAAAGGACATGACTTCTTTAAGTCCTTTGAAAATAGGTTAAATTCACCACAACGAGAAACAATCACATCTGGTTTTCCCATTTTGGATAGTGTGAAAAT